CCCCATCTTCGCAGGCCACTTACTACAAACAACTTTGATATTTTTGCCAGTGAACGGGTCTTTAAAAAAGAAAGGATGAATTCCTTTGTGTCGTTTAAAGAATTCATCCACTTCTAGGCGGTCTTTATTTTTAA